GTCCGTCGTCTTCATGATGGCCCCATTGCGCGTGATGGTCAGTGGATGCTTCTTGTTCGCCGAGTCAAAGATCGCCATGTCCCCACGCTCCACATAGAAATGAGCGAGGGTAAGGTGAACCCGGGTGAGTGCGGTGTAGGAAGTCTTCATAGATGCGTGTCTCCTTGGTGTTAAATACCGGATTTCAGACCGGGCCATCTAAAATTTAAATTTTCTTTGTGGGGCAGCAGAAAGGGCAGCCATTGCTGGCTGCCCTTCACTGGTTTCTTGCACCCGATTAGTCGGTGGACGGACCGGGGTACGGGACTGCGTTGCCATCGGTGCCGGTGTTACCTACGCCTGTTGCGGCGCGAGCGACGACCAGGCGGACGAGACCCGACGGGTTGAAGATGGTGAAGCCGAGGATCTCGAAGATCGAGAAGCCGATCTGGCGGAGGTCCGGACGGTCGGCGCTCATCACGGTCAGCGGAACGCGCTCAGGGATGACCCCCAGGAACTCGCCCTCGGTGAGGATGTAGACGATGCCGTAGTTCACCTTACGGGACTGGAGCAGGGTTGCGCCCCACAGGTACCCCATCACTCCGGTCTTGAGCAACTTGCGCTGCGTCTCACGGTCGATGTTGTCCTGCGTCCACTTGCGGAGGTCGGCGTAGTCGCGGGGGTTGAAGAATACGAACGCGACCGGAAGGTCGTGCCGCTCAACCGACGCAAATCCGTCAGCCATCGCATCCACGGTGATCGGGGCAGCGATGCCCTGGTCCACGTTGAGGACGTAGTCCTCGTCCGACGCGCCCGCAGCCGCAGCAGCGACCGAGTCGAGCAGGCCGAACACCTTGGCATCTTCGGCAGCGCCGATTTCAGCCTTGCCCAGGTTGAGAGCACGCTGTACAACGTCGAACCGGCGCTCTTTGATCTGGGTAATCGGGATCATCGGGAGTTCCGCGATCTCGAAGGTGGGGACAGTGATACGGTTGGGCTTGACCACCGAAACGATGTCCATGCCCTCTTCACCGACGTAGAATGCCTGGACGAAGGACTGACCGGACTGGTCAAATTCCTTGTCGTAGATCGGCAACGCGCCATCGGGTAGAGTTTCGACCATGAGAGCCTTGCGAGCAATGCTCAGATAGTCACGACGCCGACGCAGGGACGGGCCAAGTGAGGCCGCGAGCTTCTGTCGTCCGGCAGCGGATTTCAGCAACTGACCGAGGATGTTGGTCTGCTGCTGAGTGCGAGAGAGATTTGCCATCGTAGTACCTTCTCTTTCTTCACGTCGTCTAAATGCACACGGTATGAGCGCGGGCAATTAGAGCAGCGAGGCCACTCCAAGCCAGGGGTCTGAGGAAGTCGGCACTTGCGTGCAGATTCCGATTGGGTTTACACCGACAAGGCCGGTGGGAACAACGGTGGTGAGGAGACCCTTGTTGCTGCCGGAGCCGCAGTAAAGGTAGCCACCGACCGTGTAAGCGGGGTTGGGGCTGGCGACGTACGCCTGGCTGTCCACCTGGAACTGGGGGAGAGCGCGGACGACGGGGGCCTTACCCGAACCCGAGGGGCCGATCGAACCGGCGAATTCGCCCGGTCCATTGATGAGGAATCCAAACGGGACCATGTTGGCCGCGTCACATGGAACGATGACCTTACCGCGCCCCGCAGTGCTGGAAGTCTTGAGCGCCATTACGACGCCTCCAAGATATCCCGCGCTGGTAAGCGTGATCTGGTCCGTTCCCGGGTTGCCGGTCAACGTAACGTCCGGCGCAGTGCTGCCGTCGGGTTGACCGTAATAACTTTGGCGTAGAGACATAAGTTACTCTCCGAAAAGGACTTAGTTAGTTTGCCGTTCCCAGTGCGACCTCCCGGATTGGAAGCAGCGCACTATAGGTTGGGCACACCGAGATGCCGTTGCATCTCTACCCTAGTGGGGGATAGTCGGAGAGGTTTAGTCACTTAAATCGTGCTCATAATAAACTTCAGACTTTTGCTTTCTCCGGTAGGAGAGGCAAATGTTCATCTATGTCATCACGAACACAATCACCGGAAAGAAATATGTGGGAAAAACAAAACTATCGTTGTGGCGGCGTTTCACCGAACATATGTGTAATGCTCGGCGGGGTGTCAGCTTTTACCTTTATCACTCCATGCGTAAGCACGGCACAAATGCCTTCACCATTGATTCACTAGAAGAAGTGGCAACTGTTGAAGAATTGAATGCAGCGGAGCAACACTGGATTGCTAAACTCAAGACACAGGATCCGGCATTCGGCTATAACATGACCGCCGGTGGGAACGGAGGTCAAAATCCCAGCGTGGAAACGCGGCACAAGATAGGGGCTAAGAGCAAGTTGCGACGCCATACCCAGGAGACAAAGGACCTGATTGGCGCGATTCATAAAGGCATCCCCAAATCCATCGCCCAGCGCAAGAAGATGGCCGCCCACTGGGATGAGGAGCGCCGCGACCGCCAGGGTGGGGTAGCCAAGCGAGTCAACGCCATCGAGAATCTGAAGCTAAAGGACTACGTCTGCCCCATCTGTCAAACCAGCTTCACCCAGGTGAATAAGGGTGTCTACGGCGGCCACCGCAAAGCGTGCATGGCGGCTCACGGCCTATCGCGCCCCAAACCGCTGCCGCTGTTTGAAGACGACTGAGTCCTAAAAGGAAAGCCCACCCGAAGGTGGGCTTCGTCCAGTGTTCACGCGGGTGTCACTGGAAGTCGGCCTCGTCACCGAAGATCAGGTTCGCGAGGTTGCCCCCGGCGATCTTTGTTGCCGCCATCGGATCGAAGTGGGTCGCCAGTTTCGGGAAGGTCTTCCCGGCAGCCTTCTTCGCCGCAGCCTTGGCTTCCGGCGTCTTCAACTCCGGCTCCGAGTCCTGCTTCACGCGGGTTTGTCCATCCGGCTCGGGCTTCAAGGAACGAAGCACGTCGGAGAAGATGTCACCTTCGTGATCGGTGTCGTCATTGCGATCGTCACCGGCCAGACTCGTCTCAAAGTGGCTATCCAAGGTCCCAGGCTTCAGAATCTCGCCGCCCTCCGCAGCCGTCTTCGCCGAGGCGAATAGTCCATGCATCGGATCGTTGTCTTCGTTGCCTTCTCCCATCGCAAAGTAGTCTGCGGGAGAGTGAAGGTCCAGGGGTTTGCGAAGACCCTCCTCCTGATCGAGCAAGCCTTCCATGTCGGCAGCAGCAGACGGTTCGAGGGAACCATCTCCTTTGTCAAAGAAGTCTTCGAAGCCCGCCAGAATCTCGTCACCCTCGTCCTTCAACGCGGATACCTTGTCAGCGATGTTGTCATCAGAGAAGATACCTTCGATGTTCAGCTCCTCGCCTTCGGGAGCATTGGGGTCCTCCGGTGGCACTTCCATGCCATCGAGGCCATCCAGCACACCCGGCTCACCGCCGTCTTCGATCGCGGCGTCGAACGCGCCATCGTCCACAGCCTCTTCGGTAAGGTTGATGTCATCGGCGTCGCCGATCTCAGCCTCGATAGTGGTCTGGAGCACTTCGACGTCCTTCTGCACATCGTCGATCGCATCCTGGAGAGTGGCCTTCTCTTCGTCGAAGACCTCGTCCTCCTTGCCTTCGGTGCCTAGGTCGTCGCCAGCGACGGCGTCTTCCTTGCCCTCGGCAGCGGCTTCGTCAGCGCCTTCCTCATGCTTCTCTTCCTTGCCTTCGAGTGAGGCGGTGTCATCCGCGACCGCTCCCTCACCCGCACCCTCTTCGGGGGCTGGCGTGTCTTCGGGCTCCGGTGCGGCTTCCTCTTCCGCCGTCTTCACAGCAACAGCAGCAGTCTTGGATGCGGAAGCTTCCTTCTTGTCTTTCTTCTCGTCCTTCTTCTTGTCGTCCTTCTTGCAGAAGGCGCATCCCTTGCAATCCTTGCCGGAGCAGGCCGTCTTGGCTTTGACCTTGGCCGCCGCTTCCTTCGAGGCATCCTGCTTCGGACGATCGGCGGCACCGTCGCCGTCCATGTCGGCGGGCTCGGTACGCTTGCCTTCGTCGTAGGTCGCGGGCTGCTCGCCGCATTCCTTGGTGTCGTCAGCCACCTTGGCCGAAGCGTTCTTCGCCTCACCCTTGAGCTCGCTGGTGACCTCGGACTTCGCCTTGGTCAGTTCGGTCAATTCCGGGAGATCGTCGTTCAGATCGCGACCCGTGCTGACCTTATACTCTTCGGCAACGTGGGTGAAGTGCGCGTTCACCGCCGCCTGGCGCAGCATTCCCGTCAGGACCGGAGTGGTGTTGAGCAAAAGGTTCTGCGCCACCTTCAACTGCTGGGGGGCTGGGGCGGTGGGCAGCATGGTCTTGGCAAGCGTCCATGCCGACGCGACTCGCTGCTTCAGTGTCATGACCTCTACCGCTGTTTTGCGTTCTGCAGCAATGCGGGTCGCGAGGGAGATCCGATTCGGGTTCGACGTTGTGTTTGCCATAGTAATCCGTGTACCTTTCCGGGGTGGTTGGGTGGGGTAGACCCGCTCAACCTGTATTAGGGTCTCGCGTATTCGGCGAGCCTTGAAACTAAACTCAATGAAGCGTTTGAAAGTTGCTTTTCGTAAAACACTTCACTTTTCGCTCCGCTCACGAGGATGCTGGCACCTCAATACCGGAAGTTTCCGGGTACACCCAGCGCTGATATCCAGCATCATAGAGGCAGCGGGCACCGGCGGCGTACATGTTCTGGTGCTCAGTCAACTCGGGACAGTATGCATCGCCCAGCACCACCGGAAGCCGCTTGTGGCGAAAAAGGCGCTTGTTCGACAGCTTGTTCTTGAAGAACCACTGGTAGGAGGGGGCCAGCTCCTTATCTAGGGTGAACCCGATAACTGGGTAGATGGAGCCGTCGCTGTAGAGATTGTCTGAAAACGTCACGATTGGCAACGCGGGAAGGAGGGCCTTGGCGTGGCTGAAGAGTTTGCGTGCTCCTCCGACAATGGTGGTGTTAAGGCGGAAGGCCATCCGCGTCAGGTTGAGGGCGGTTTTTTCATGGTGGCTGAAGGTGATGACTGCCATCAACTCCTTTTCGAGAAAAAGGCCGAACGACCACCTGGGGGCGGGTGGGGCTCCCTGCAGATGGTTGACCGTGAGAAAGGCCGAGGCCACCTCCGCGCTGATAGCCTGAAAGCGGGTCTTCCTTGCGGCAATGCGCTCATGCAGTCCGAGCTTGGAGCGGATGAGTGATTTCCATACTTCCTTCGTCACTGCATCGCGCCATGACAGCTCTTCTATCTGTAGGAGTCGGATCTTGCGGTCCCGACACAGGTGGTACTTATCCCTGTGGGTAAACTTCTCCACACTCTGGCTCCGGCCCGTCAGGGAATGCCAGTAAGTCCCATTCAGCTCAATCGCAAGGGAGGCTTCCGGGATGTAAATATCGAGTTCCTTGGGCGCAATGATGGACCGGATATTGTGACTAAAGGAAACGCCAAGAGAGGTTATGAACTCCTCGATCTCTATCTGTGGTTTGGTGTGGTGGTGGACACATACAGGGCACCCGCTTCTATGATGCGCGCTCGCTTCCTGCCAAAACACACCATGAAGGGGACAGACAACCTCAATCTTACGCTTGGCCCCGCGATAGAGGGTCCGGGGGTAGCCGTAAGGCCGCGTATGCGTGTTGTTGGCTCGAACGCGGGAGAGGTACTCAGGGGTGCTGAGGCGCTGACTATCGGCTCTCTGCTGTATACCACACGTGGTGCAACCGGAGCCGCCAAGAAGATGATCGGGACGAATCGCGAAGTCGCCATGCTCTCGGCAGGTGACAGTAATCGGAACCTGAGAGCGGACGTAGATAGCACGTGGGAAGGCATACCGATCCCCGTGCACCGAAACGACCTTGGCCCGCAACTCCTCCAGGTTTGATATCTGGGCTGCCTGAATCTTCAGTCGCCCGCAAGCTGGGCATCCATTTCCCGCCAGGTGGTACTCGACTATCTGCCAAAACTCACCGTGTAGGGGGCAGATGATAAGGATAGGTGACTTGGACGACTCATACACTCCCCGAGAATAGTCGTAGAAGTTGTCGTACAGCTTCCCTCCTCGCGCGGCGAAGGTGGCTAGTCCCATCTTGGGCTTGTGAACACCCTCTGCACATCGTGGGCAGTGTTGGCCACTCCAGTGCTTCTCCGGCTTCTGGAAAAAGGACCCGTGCAGTCGGCATATGATCTCAACGGGATGCTTCGTGGTTGTGTAGTCCGCACGCGAATAGTCGTAACGTGCGCCATGGGCGGCTCGCGATCGAGGATAGAACACTGAGTCGAACTTTAAACCGCTTAGCGCAAGAGATGACGTAAAAGTGCCCTTTGCTGGTTATCGGGGTGGAGAGGGACACAAGAAGAGGTGCTCGCGAATTTGGTGGCAGCCAGGCTAGCCTGGTGTGTGAATGGGGTCTTCGGACCCAGCCAACTGTCGGTCACGATCGACCCGAGGGCGGCTCCCGGAAAGGCCGGAGTTCCTACCCAGGAGGCTTCGACGAATTTTACACCTCCGTTGGGCAAAGTCTTCAAACCGCAAAGCTCCGCAACTCGGCGAGGGATGCCCGCATCGTCCATCAGGTACTCACCCTTGTTGCGCATGAGGTGCTCACAGAAACTGTAGCTTTCGGCGCAGTGGGCTCCGCAGAAGCTGCACACAACCAAATCGGTGGTACAGCCCATGGACATGTACTTCGTCTTGCCACTGTGGATGTCGGCGACCAGCTTCTCGTGAACCAGGTCAGTGGCCACCAGGATGTCCACGTAGTAGACCCAGACAGTCGGAGTCAGCCTGACCTTGCGCAGGATGGCATCCAGGATGTGCCCCTTGGCCGACTTCGAAGATTGAAAGTGTTCGAGGAAGTTGAAAGCGCCGACGAAGGTCTTGTAGGAGAGGCGGATGACGTCCGAAGTCCATGCGTCGTCGTTGTTATTCACAAGGTAACTGCACTCCGGCTTGATGAGATAGTCCTCGGGCGCATCCTCGGTCATCACCGAGCTCATAATGGTGCAGTGGGAGAGCAGGAACTTTGAGTGCTCATCCGCTAACTTCTGCATGGTGCTGGCGGTCTTGTTGCCAAACGCGCGGTTGCCG